CTCGTTCATCTCGTCGGGGGTCAACTGGTTAGCGCCTTCCCAATCATGTTCGTCAAGGTCACCATCTGTAGGGTCGTCCCTACCATCTTGTCCAGACTTTGTCAGGTGTGATACCAGCTCCCTCTCCCCCGGGCGACTCATCAGGATCGCCACCCCCTTGTCCAGACTCGTCACCACGTCTTGGCTTAGACTTGCTGGTCTGCTCCTTACGTAAAATGTTGAACACTTCTGCGGCAGACATGCCACGAAATCGCTCGTCGATACACCCACCCTCTGGCAGTACCGCAAAGCCGTCCTTGTTCTCGTCTACGATCTTGAGGTTGATAACGAAATCACACGCCACGTTCGCCAACCTAGGGGCAATGTCCCATAAGTTTTTCCACGTTGTCAGGTGACGATACAGCTTGTGGTAGTTTTCGTGTAGCACCAACCCACGTAATTCGGGGTCGGTCAGCCCTGCAACAAACGCACGTCCATACTTCTCATCACGTCCGTTAGTACACGCCGTGGACACGTCGTCATCGATGGTCTTTGATCCGATCATCAACACCCCTGCCAGTGCAATATACCTAGACTCACCTAGTATTCTCACCACCGCCTTGGTTAGGCGATCTTCTTCTGTCAACATCTTGCTACCTAATAACATGATCTATCTCCTGTAGGGACACCCCTACGCCGTATGATTGGGTTAGTAATGCTCTGACTTGCCGCCGTTCACTCTTGTTGGCTAGTCGGGCAATGTTTTTGCGGGTGCTTTGACCCACACGTATGGTGTGTTGGGTGTTCTTTACCGAACTCATTACACTTTATCCGCTGAAAACAGGTGGTTGTTCTCAACAGCCCACTTGGTGAACTTGGCGTTGGTCATCACTACCCTGCGGTGCGTGTACTTGGAATGTTTGACACCGTTGACGAACATACCTTGCGCTTCCTTGTCTAGTCGTACCAGATAGTCCATCCATGCGTCGATCCAATCACGTCCCATAGCAGACAACGTGCGATACACCACCATGCACACAGCAGAGCTAGATGTAGGAACCTTGGCATTTTCGGGATCATTCTTGATAGACTCTAGTGACGGTAGCTGATCACCAATCTTGACGAATGCCATTAGGTCTACTGCCGCTCGTGCGCCTATAGTCCCTATGAGAGCACCTGTCAGTGTTTGATCATCAAAGTGTTCCCGTCCCAACAGGATGTCACTTGCCGCATGTAGTGAGCGTGGAGTAACAAACGCCGCCCTCTCTTCCATAGGGTGAAATATGTAGGGGTTGTCACTTGGATTCGGTACGTCCTCAAACCCATACAACAACTGCTCGTTGTCCTTGACCCAACCCATGATGCTTGGATCTAGTCCATTCGGGATACCAAAGTCGCTGATCCAATCGAGGTTGGTAGGCTTCTTACACCGCACTACTGTCAACCGATTCCTACCATGTGCGGGTATGAAGTCACCTACGTTCTCTGCACCGAGGTTGGTTGTCGCAAATATTATTGAGTCAGGGTGTAGCGTATAGCTACCGATCTTGCGCTCCAACATCAGGCGTAGCAGTGCTAGTTTGACTGAGGGATTGGCCTTGCCATACTCATCGACCATGATAATTACTGGTGTGTTGTGGTGTGCGCCTAGCTCTTCGTTGGTCAGGTACGTGACATACCCTGTGCCATCATCTAGCTTGGCGATGTTGGGTATCGTGATATCACCCAAGTCTTTAGTGGTGCAGTCGAAGTAACACGCGATGTGTTTCGGAAACTTCTCTGCCAACATCTTGAGTAGTGACGACTTGCCACAGCCCATGTGACCTTGTACCAGAGTGGTACGCTTGTTACCTATGGTGCATAACAGAATTACAATCTGATCTAGCGATAGTGCATATAAATTTTCTGTGTTCATGGTGTAGCTCCTATTAGTTTGTTTTTGTAGGGGTGTCCCTACGGCTAGAATATGTCAAGGGTTGGTAAGTTGGCGAGGGCTTCGTCCACCGCCGTTTTGGTTTCGGCACGGAGGGAGGGGGACGTTCTTAGTCCATCCGCTGTCACGCCATGTAGTGCCTCGTCAAGTTGTAGTCGCATAGCCGCCATCTGACTGTCACCCGACACATTGCATAGCTCTAGCATATCGACCATCTCAATCAAATTATCTACGAGAGAGTCACGGAACAATGGCGAGCCGTGCCTGTTGTGCGTCACTCCTGCACCGTTGACGGTTAGCTTTTCAGACATGTTAGTGAGAGCCTTGTGTGTGCGTTTCCATACATTGTTCATAGCCCCCTCAAACTGGCGTTGGTAGTACGTGCGGTTGCTGTCCATCACAATACTCAATGCCTCTTCACCCAACTCGATTCGGTGATCTTTGGATTCGGGATTGATCGTCAGGTAATCAATGTTGAACCGAAACCTATGTGATAGGTCTTCTACACTGGGGTAGTCTGCCTCTACATACAGCCCACCCAGTTTTGCCTGTACCGCCGCCATACGCCAGTTGTACACACCTAGAAACTCGTCCCTCAGTGTGTAGAACTCGGCTTGTAATCCTGTCATCGTGTGGTGGTACTTGTCGTGCATGGCGGTAGCTAGTAGACGTTGGCCTAGGTCAGACCAAGGCATAGTCATCTCGGAGTGAGCTTTACGTGCCTTGCTAGTGAACTTGCCTATCGCCTCCAACTCCACGCAGTGAGCTAACAGCTTCTTGGTTACGGTGGCAGTTCCCTTGTCTGCGTTGTTATTCTCTGTGACGGCGGCACTAGCCTTCTTGTCTTTTATGCGACCCTCCCATTGACCGATAGATAACTCTACCAATACTGAACTGGAGGCGATTGTAGGTAAACTAATCTTGGGTGCTTCTTGGAATGCTTGCATGATATATCTCCTATTGTGTAGGGGTGTCCCTACGGTTAGTCCTGCTTGAGTTCTCTCTTTACTATTGCCTTTAGTCTAGCCATCAACTCGTCCGATGGCTCGTCCTGCAATACTTCGTATGTTTCTGGTGCGGTCAGCCCTTCACACCGCTGTACTGCCGCTACATCCAACAGATCACGTAACAACTCGGCACTGTATTCAATATCTATCTCTGCGTTTATCTCTACGTTTGGATTTGTATGGTCATCAAACGCACGTCTGTACTTCTCGTTATCGCTCATATATCCACGCCTCACGCGCATCTTTTAATAGTCGTAGCTTTTCATGCTCTTCATTAGTCATAGCTCTCTCTCTCCTGTGTATGTAGGGGTGTCCCTACAGGGTGGTTAGTAAAAAAAATTTAAAGCCCCATCCAGATGTGTATTATGACACGTTTATCGTATGATGTCAAATCGTGAAGTATGATACTGTATCGTGACTAACTGTGTATTGTAATGTAATGTAACGGAATGTTACGTTGGGTGTGGACGCAAACCATTGATAAACAGACAAAGTTACAATGTGACGCTATTTTGCGAAATTATAAGGTTGTGAACTTGCGCTCTCCTAGGGGAAGGGATTTTGTCACACATACCACAGAGCAAAACATAGCCCTATATATATTTTAAGAAATGTCACAATATGTAGTATGTTAATAGAATACACCATACTGCACAGTCTACTAAGTAGATTACGATACTATTCCACACCAATACGCACCAAACATCACAGTACACCACAGTCTACTAGTGTGACAAAACTTTGTCACATTGTGTTACATTCCGGTAACATTACCCCCCTAAAATGTAACAAAGCCGGTAGGGATTTCCCTACACCCTGCTAAAGACTCAACGCTAGTAGGAACTGGCTTCGATTGGGTAGTTGGGTCAGACACTCAACGCTAGTAGGAACTGGCTTCGATTGGGTGGCTGGGTATACGTGACTTTATTACAGGCGAAAAAAACCCCACCGAAGTGGGGCTGGTTGTTATGACACAAGGTCTTTCATATATTTTAGCCAACCGCCCTGCGCGGCGATGGCCTCGTCAATCCTTTTTAGTCGGTCGGTCAGATCACGGTCAGTATTTTCTAGGGACAATAACAGCATGGGATCATGGCGAATTTTCCTACGGCATTCGTTAACCTTCCGTAGTGTTTCATCTAGCAGTTTGCGTTCGGTGGATAGTTTCATTTTGATTTCCTTTTGGGTTGGGCCTGTAGGGAAACCCCTACAGACCGTGGTGGGTTGATTAACTATCTAGTGGCTATGCAAGTCTATTTAGTGCGATCATCACCAATCGAATAGCGGCGGCGACCTCGACGACGCCTTCTTCATCCGTGCAATCGGGAGCGTATTTCAGCACTTTATTAGCGGCTTCGATTGCTTTGGCGCGTTGGGAGTTAACGCTTGCTGCATCTTTTTCGTCATCACCCATTAGATCACGTTCTTTCGCCTTCCAAAATTTACCGGCGGCATTGCGTAGATCTTTTAACTTCGATGGTGGTTGCTTGCGTGCGTCCATCACTTTCACGCGCTTTGCGTTCGGCGTTTCCCCGTCGGCCTCAAACTTTGACAACGTGTCAGGATTGATCGCAATCAACGCCTGTAGTTCAGGGGATAACAGCGCCGTGCATATCGCCATAAAATCGTCATACATACACACTGTGCACAGCGAACCCTTGGTTTTAGGGCTTACAAGATATTCAACGCAATCATATCCAGCATCTTCGAATGCCATCACCATTAAGGTAGTGGTATTCTCGGTGGTATCTTTTGCGGTACGCAGTGCTGCATCCGCGTGGTGGTAGGTGTGCATCGCATCGGCGATTGCGGTAGGTAAAACTTCTAATACTATAGTGCTGGGGGTGAGTACTACTTGCTCTGGGTTATTCATAATGCATTTGCCTATTGGTTTGTTGCTGAATGAGGTTCTATTATAACACATTGATCTCAAACGGATTATTCTGTAGGGGTACCCCTACCGCACCCCCCGCGCCTGTCAGCGGGACTCCAGCAATTGTATATATTACTAATTCAGATAAATAAATCGCATTTTCTGGGTGGAGTTGAGGCCGTTCCCGACACAGGGTAGACCCCCCTATCAATTTGAAACCGCTTGTCAAAAAATTTTTTTTCTGGTATATATGCGTTTCGGTGAATAACCTGCGATGTAAACATGACTTTTGTACTAGAGCCAGAGCTAGGTGTACCTCTATGTGAGGAGCAACGGCAGATAGATTTAAAAGATCGGGCGGGTGCTGCCGCTAGCACCGCATTAGAATTGGCAGAGCATGGCCTAGATGTGCTTCCTAACAAGGAAGACGAGGCTACAGCGGCGGGGTTAGTAAACTCTTATGCCGCTGACCCTGAAAAAACTTCCAAAACTGCCAACGCTAACCGTGTATCTACCCTTACCCCTGCCTCCTTAATACTTACAGACAAGATACTCACGGAGTTTGGGCAGTCTGTTGTACAGTCGGCTGTACATGTACGCCACTTAATAACAAATAAGCTGATACTAGAGACTGAGAACCCTGATTCACGCACTCGTATTAAAGCGTTAGAGCTATTAGGTAAGATTTCAGACGTAGGTTTGTTCTCTGAGAAGTCTGAGATAACTATAACGCATCAGTCTACGGATGATTTAAAGAACAAGCTACGTAGGAAGTTAGAAAAGTTAGTTCCTCAAGAAGAAGCAGAGGACGCAATTCTTTTAGACGGTGAAGAGATAGATTTAGTAGAAGAGCTAGGTATAGAAGCCGAGCCTTACGACGATGATTGAGGCCGTTCCCGACTTTAGTGAGGAAGATATCCAGAAGATGTTGGATAACTTGGATTCTTTTTCGGATGACGAGGTTATAGAGATAGACCGTATGGTAGATGAGTTGGCTACACGCAAGCAAAACCAGCTAGCCTACGATGACCTAATAGATTTTTGCATAGCCATGATGCCTGAGTTCATTGTGGGCAAGCACCACCGCATTCTAGCGGATATGTTGATGGCAATTGAGCGTGGGGACAAGGACAGGGTGTGTGTAAACATCCCACCACGCCACGGAAAGTCACAGTTGGTGTCTATTTTCTACCCAGCGTGGTTTTTGGGGCGTAATCCGAACAAAAAAGTGATGATGGTGTCCCACACTACGGACTTGGCGGTAGATTTTGGACGTAAAGTGCGTAATTTGATCGCCACCCCCGAATATAAGGCTATATTTCCTACTACTAAGCTAGCTGTAGACTCTAAATCAGCAGGTAGGTGGAATACTAGCGCGGGAGGGGAGTATTACGCCTGTGGTGTAGGCTCTGCACTAGCTGGTCGTGGTGCTGACTTACTACTTGTAGATGACCCACACTCTGAGCAGGACGTGATTAACGGTAACTTCTCTGTATTTGAGAAAGCCTACGAGTGGTATACGTTCGGTGCGCGTACTCGTCTAATGCCGGGGGGTCGTGTAGCTATTATTCAGACACGGTGGCATATGGACGACCTGACAGGCCGTGTTGTTAAGGATATGTCACAGAATGAGCGGTCTGACCAGTTTGACGTTGTAGAGTTTCCAGCAATACTAGAGGTCGAGGATGAGGATACTGAGGAGATAACAGAAAAACCGCTGTGGCCTGAGTTCTTTGACCTAGAGGCGCTGCTACGTACTAAAGCGTCGATGCCTACGTTCCAATGGAACGCTCAGTATCAGCAACAGCCCACCGCCGAAGAAGCCTCTATAGTAAAACGTGAGTGGTGGAATTGGTGGGGGGATGAAGATCCGCCACCGTGTGAGTACATAATCATGTCACTGGATGCTGCGGCTGAGAAGCACAACCGCGCTGACTATACGGCTCTGACTACGTGGGGCGTGTTCTATAACGAAGAAGATAAAGCCTACAATATAATACTGTTGAACAGCATTAAACAACGTATGGAGTTCCACGAGTTAAAAGAGCTAGCTATGGCTGAGTACGCAGATTGGGAGCCTGACTCGTTTATTGTGGAGAAGAAGAGTTCTGGTGTAGCCCTGTACCAAGAAATGCGTAGGATGGGTCTGCCTGTACAAGAATATACCCCCCATAGGGGGTCAGGTGATAAACTAGCGCGTCTAAACTCAGTATCTGATATTGTAGCGTCTGGTCTGTGCTGGGTTCCCCAGACACGCTGGGCTGAAGAAGTAGTAGAAGAGATAGCGGGATTCCCATTTATGAGTAACGATGACTTGGTGGACTCCACCGTCATGGCTCTAATGCGGTTCCGACAGGGTGGGTTCATACGACTACCCAGTGATGAAGCAGAAGAACAACGATACTTCAAGCGCACTAGCAGTGGGTATTATTAAGAGGCTAAATTATGGCAATTGAGAAGAGTATAAGCGTTGCACCTCAAGGTATAGATGAAGCAGCCCTTGAAGAAAAGCCAACAGAACAAGAATTAGAGATTGAGATAGTCAATCCTGACATGGTTACTCTAGACGATGGCAGCGTAGAAATAACATTAATTCCTGACGATAAGTCTTTGGATTCTTTAGACTTTGACGCTAATCTAGCTGAAGAGCTGGACGAAGATTACTTAGCCTCTCTAGCAGACGAACTTGTAGGTTTAATAGATGCAGACGTAGATAGCCGCAAAGAGTGGGCTGACATATACGTCAAAGGTTTAGATGTTATTGGATTTAAGTACGAAGCACGTACAACCCCTTGGGAAGGAGCTTGTGGCGTACACTCAACCGTTCTAGCTGAAGCAGCCATACGGTTCCAAGCGGAAACCATGAGTGAAACTTTTCCTGCGGCTGGCCCAGTACGGGTAAAAGTGTTGGGAGACGAGACTAAAGAGAAAGAAGAAGCCGCTCAACGTGTCAAAGCTGACATGAACTACGAACTTACCGAGAACATGGTTGAGTATCGTCCCGAACATGAGCGCATGTTATATAGCCTAGGACTTGCAGGATCAGCGTTTAAGAAAATCTACTTCGACCCCACTCTAGGTAGACAGGTCGCCATCTATATTCCCGCAGAAGACGTTATAGTGCCATACGGCGCATCTAACATAGAGTCTGCCGAGCGCGTTACGCACATCATGCGTAAGACCAAGAATGAGATTCGCAAGCTACAAGCAAATGGGTTTTACCGCGACATAGATTTAGGAGAGCCGCAGACTTTTCACACAGACATCGAAGAGAAGAAAGCCGAAGACGGTGGGTTTTCGCTTACCGACGATGATCGCTACTCAATGTACGAAATACACATTGATATTGTCATCGAAGGTGTTGATGAAGATGAGAACGAGATAGCCAAACCTTACGTCATAACTATGGAGCGAGGTAGCGACGAGATACTGGCTATACGGCGTAACTGGAATCCTGACGATGAGTTAATGTTGAAGCGTCAGCATTTTGTACATTACGTATATGTCCCCGGATTTGGCTTCTACGGCCTTGGACTCATACATATTATAGGTGGGTACGCTAGGGCTGGAACATCGCTTATACGGCAACTGGTGGATGCTGGTACGCTCGCTAACCTTCCCGGAGGGTTAAAGTCTCGTGGGCTACGAATAAAGGGTGATGACACACCTATAGAGCCGGGAGAGTTTAAGGATGTAGACGTACCGTCAGGTAGCATCCGTGAAAACATTATGCCGCTCCCTTACAAGGAGCCAAGCCAGACACTACTAGCTCTATTAGATCAAATTACTAATGAGGGTCGTAGGCTAGGCGCTATTAGTGACATGAACATATCTGATATGTCGGCTAATGCTCCAGTAGGTACTACGCTAGCGTTGCTAGAAAGAACGCTCAAGCCTATGGCAGCGGTACAGTCGCGTGTCCACTATGCCATGAAGCTAGAGTTTAAAATGCTCAAGGCTATCATTGCTGAATACGCTTCTGAGATGTATGACTATAACCCCCTGCGTGGGGAAGTAAGAGCTAAACGATCTGACTACATGATGGTAGAAGTTATACCTGTAAGCGATCCTAATAGCTCTACAATGGCACAACGGGTAGTACAGTACCAAGCAGTGTTGCAGATGGCGCAACAGGCTCCACAGATATATGACTTACCACAGCTACACCGTCAGATGATTGAAGTGCTAGGTATTAAGAACGCTGACAAACTAGTCCCAGTTAAAGAAGATGTAACACCAACAGATCCTGTAAGCGAGAACATGAACGCTTTGACAGGTACGCCCATACGAGCGTTTATCCATCAGGATCACGATGCTCATATAGCAGCACACCAAGCATTCATACAAGATCCTATGATTGCTCAGACAATCGGACAGAACCCACAAGCACAACAAATTATGGCTGCGTTACAAGCGCACATTGCAGAACACCTTGGGTTTAAGTACCGCAAGCAAATAGAAGAGAAGTTGGGAGTTACATTACCTCCGCCCAATGAAGAGTTACCTGAAGAGATTGAAGTCCAATTGGCTAGAGTTATAGCTGATGCAGGTAAACAGCTTACCGAGCAGCACAAGCAAGAAGCTGCACAGAAGCAAGCACAAGAGCAACAACAAGACCCTGTGT